TATCCTAAATTCTTTTCTACTATTTATTCATCTTGACCAGTTGAAGGGTTATAATTTTTCGCATCTTCAAAGAAACTTGTTGTCTCATTGAAACCAAAGTTATCATCATCTGGATCAAACTCTGCCGCAGTAGCATTCGATGGATTCGGTGCAACTGTATATCTCTGTTCCCTTGTAGGAGCATTGACAGGAGTATTTGCATACTGGTCAACTTGAACTGTTCTCACAACATTTGTTGATGTAACAGGGCCATACAAGTAATACTTTGCAGTGAACGAAAGAGTGTAGATAATACTTCTTCTACTTGTGAAGTCTCCTTCATAATCATCCTCATAAGAGATACTATTTAATACGATTGGAACATCACGAATGATTTCCAACTCTGGAACTTCTCTCAAAGTCACTGTATACTCTGGTTGAAAGTATGGAAGAATCTGTTCTACAATCTGTAGTGCATCATCAGAGTTCTTTGCCATTACGAACAACTCAAAGTTAAGGTTATAAGGAACAGGCATATAACCAGATTTCAACTGATTATTATCTGCACCATCCAACACCTTCTTAGCCTTCATAACCTTGTTTTGTTTTCTGGCAGAGTCATATGAAATACCAGAAATTTCAAAACCAATACGAGGAAGTGTAACCGCAACTTTCTTAGAAAGATTAGGGTCTTCTGTCAATCTTGACAACCACTTCTGTTTCGGGCCATATGCAAGAGGAACTTTCAATGTCTGTGTGACATTTCCACTTGCATCCTTTTTTGTAAGTTGGATTTGGTTAAAGAGTGTTCCAAATGCAACCACCACATTTCTTGTGGATTCGTTATAAAAATATTGTCCAATCATAGTTAATTCATCCCAGCGTCACCGAATGGGTTAGATTCGGTAAAGTCTAATACATTGTCATCTTCAAGTTCAAAGTCATCGTTTTGTGAATTCTCATCAATAGTTCCGACATTATAAGTTTCTAGTATTATATAGGACGCCGCTGCACCCTCTACCCAATTCTCCATAACGATAGAACCAGTGCCATCTTCTAGTGACATCTGATGAGAAAGTTGATCGAGTGAATTGTCATCCTCAATCGCATCGAGCTCGGCAATACCAGTATCAATAACTTCAGAACCATACTCAAAGGTTTTGCATTTTAGTTTATATGTAGGTAGATTGTGGACTTGATAAAAAGGATCATCGTGATCCACAAAAGTAATCTCAAATAACTTACTTGCCTTAGGGAAGTAAATCAAATCTCCTTCATTTGGGCGTGAAGATTCAATCAAGTTATTATCTATTGAGACAAACTGTTCCCACCTTCTTCTTGCAACTACAAAGGTTGCATCATCTTGTATGTCCAAACCAAACTTAGACATGAGTTCTTTCTCACCCTCATATCCATCAATCGTTTCCATATACATTTCGATAAGGTATGCATCCTCAAAGGAAGAACCAATGTCCTCTCCAAAGATGTCATCAGTGCCTGCCAACTTACGAGGAATATAGTAAACATCTTGCCCATAAATGCGAAGTTGTTCAATAATCAAATCCTCATAGAGCGCCTGCTCTGGTTTTGTTCCTGTATCGAAATATACATTTGTTGGCATAACTTACCCTATCATATGCATAGGAGGCAGTTCGTATGCAAGTTGAATTTGTTCTTCCAACTTATCAATCTCTTCCTGTGCCTGTGTATATAATTGTTCACCGTTTAGTGCAACTCCACCGAGCATCTGAACCCCTTGAAACTTAATAAGGTTCGCACCCCACTGTTTCTTAATAAGTTGAGTTGCATACTTCTTCAAGAAGATGTCATCCCATACATCTGAGTATGTAGCAGGATCAATCTTACGATAACATTCGATAATCAACCAATCGTTCTCTACATAATCTGTTTGGAAATCTGCATCCAAGTAAAGTCTATTCTGGTGTTGGTTGTGCCGAATTGCAGTCTCACCAATCAGAATGTGATCGAGGAAGTCTAGATGTTGCATTGTCATTTCATAATGAATGACTGAAGTAGAACTGAAGTCATACAAGTCATTCAATCTCAACTGATAACGAATGTCAAACATATTCAGTGCTTGTTTATCAGTCAGAGGAAATACCTTAACAATCGACATAATAGAACTTGGAACAGGAATATAGTTCTTCTGTTCATACCAAGTTGCAGTTGTCGAACCGTCTACATCTGTTACAGCTGTTCCAGCATCATTTGCTCTTGCACGAGTGATGTCAGAAGCGGTAATCTGATATTTCAGATATACTCTTTCGATACCATCATAATGATACTGGGCGAAATACTGCAATGCTTCGTCTATTCTATCCTCAACTTGATCTGGATCAACATTGATTTCGATTACAGGCTTACCTAGACTCCTTAAGCACCATTCCTTAAAATCTGTTCTTGTTGTAGGTGTTGCCATTTATTTCATCCTTTTACAGTATTTATGCAATCGCAGTAATAGTTAAAACAGGCCTAGTAACCTGTGTTGTGGTGCCGCCGCCATCCCAATATCTAGTGTTATGATAATATTGGTCATAAGAAGTGTTATATGCACGAGATGTCAGTTTCAATGTTTTTGCGCTTGTCCAAGAGGTTAATGCCCCAATACTAGTATCAGCTGAAGATGCTGCACAATCTATAACCCATACAAAATTAGTAAACATCGCTCTATACGCACCAGAATTGTGTCTTGCAGATGTCACTTCATCTCCATCAATATAAAATTTTGCATGAAGAATAGAATCCGTTCCATCCTGTGCGCCAATTTGATATGCAAACTCATATATAACTCTAGTCGCTTCAGTTGGAGGGGTATAGGATATAGTAGAGCCAGTAACATCAACATAAGTGGCATTTAATAATTGAACTGATGTTACATTTTGGAATGTAACATTTCCTTGTGAAGTAGAAAGAGTGCTTCCATCGGCAATACTACTTATTCTTTCAATAATTTCACCAGACTGATAACCAATTCTAAAAGAACCATCAGATAGTGCAGTGTTAAACTGTGCAGTTGTTCCACTCAAAGTATTATTTGAGAGGTTGATTGTCTTGTTTGTTAGTGTCTGTGTATCAGTCAATGTTGCAAGACTTGAACCGTCACTTAGATTAGATGATGCAAGACTAATATCCGAACTACCATCGAAACTCACTCCAGCAATATTTCTTGCGGTTGCAAGTGTTGTTGCTGTGTCAGCGTTACCTGTGAGTGGGCCTGAGAAAGATGTTCCAGTAATTGTTCCAGTAACATTTATGTTACCTGTTCCAGTAACATTGTTTGAGTTTAAGTCAAGATTGCCACCCAACTGCGGCGTTGTGTCACCAGACAAATCAGAAGATGGCATATTTGTAAAGTTATTTGCGTCTAGATAATAACTATGAGGTTGCCCTGCCAATGTATTTGCATCAGAAGATGTAAGTGCTTTTATTTTTGATGAGCCTGCCATATCTTACCCCAATGCAATCGCAAATGCTGAAACAACAGCACTTGTCTCTGTTGTTGAATACACATCCAAATTTGTTCTTGCGCCTGCAGCAGTTGATGCTCCAGTTCCACCATCTGAAATGGCAAGAATACCACTACCACCAACTTCTGATGGTCTAAAGGGAAGAACAACTCCCTCTGTAGAACTTAATGCAAACAACAATGGATTACTGTAACCAGATGTTGGTAATGTGGATGTAAGTAGTCCGGCCGTTCCTGTAGACAAATAATAATATTGTCCAGCAGTTAAACCAGTTAGTCCACTTATCTTACCAGAAAAGGTTGCAGTAAAAGTATTTGCGTTTGCAACAGCAGATACAACAAATAAACCTAATGTCTCATCGTCATCTGCTTGTGCTTTTGCATAACTAGAACCGTTATAGTATACCACATCTGCAACAGCAAATCCATGTGAAGATTGTGTGATACTCCACGATACATTTTCACCGCTACCGCCACCACTAGATGCACTTGCAACTTCTACAACAGTGCCGCCAGAAGTCTTGGTATAGATCTTCTGGTCAGCAATGTTAATAGCAAGTTCACCAACCTCTAAATCACTCGCTGAAGGAACTGATAGTGCCGTCTCCGAGCGTTTTGGTCTGATAGCAATAGCCATATCGAAGTTCTCCTATATGACTACTTAGAATGTGCCGCCATCAATACTCGTTGCAAAAGAAAGTGTATCAGTGTTTGCAGTATAGAAAAGAATACCATCATCAACGCCGCCACCGTCAAGTGCAGACAGAGTATTGGCAGAGTTCGCAACAAGGACAGAACCCTTTGCAACAGAAGTCAATCCTGTTCCACCGTATGCAATACCGATTGTATCAGCGTTCCATGTTCCAGTTGCGACAGTTCCCAAAGTAGTAATAGATGATTGTCCAACATATGTTGAAGCAATGTCAATTGCATTTGCACTAACAGAGATACGGTTTGCAGTTCCTACTGCATCAATAGTGTTACCAGTTTTTGTTAAACCGTTACCAGCAGAAATCTGTCCAGCACCAGAGAACTGATCAAATGTGATTGCAGTTGTTCCGAATGTTGGTGTTCCGTTGTGAGTTGCAACATAACCGTTATCAGCGTTTGCAGTTCCCTCTTCAACGAATGTGAACACACCACCAGTAAGTTCAGCAGCATCATTTGCATCTGGTGTTCTTGTAAGAACAAATGCAGCAGAACCAGAACCAACCGTAGTAACTTTATAGATACCGTTTTCAGTCTGTGTGGTTTGATCTTTAACAAGAACTCTGTCGTTCAATGAAAGTGAAACCCCATCAATAGAGATTGCACCATTTGAACCAGCAGTCAATGTGCCTGCACCGTTAGAGTATGTTGCAGATAAGTCACCAGTTGTAGCGACACGAACTGATTCTTTAACATCTAGTCCGTTTGCAACACTGTCAACATAAGACTTGTTTACGAGTGAGTCTGAACCAAATCC